GCTGCCGAGAAAAAGGCTATGGACATGGAGATACAGCGACAGCTCGCAGAGTACGATCGAAAGCATATCCGAGAGATCGACGCTCTGGTTCTGTGGGAGCTGCGTGAACAGCTCGGCTTCGGCAACAAGCGGCTTAAAAAATTCTATGACAACTTCTCCCGAGGCATCGAGGCTTTGATCCGTCGTTATGAGATGGAGCAGGGCGACGATGTCTGGCTCTGTACCTACAAGCTGAAAGAGATCGGCTGTGATCTTGAAAAGTGGGAGAAAGAAAGAGGTGACCAATGAGCGATCGAAAAAACGCGGAAGGCTACTCAGATCCGACAGCCTACCAGGCCATGATGAACCTTGAAATAGAGGAGCTTCGCTTTAAGAAGTTGCTCAGGTCTATCAAGGATGTGTGTGACTTGGCGGACTTCGAGATCGAAGGTCGTGTCGTTCTGATCGACAAGCGGTCCGGACGAGTATGGAGGTAGAAAAATGTTTAACTTTCCTACTGAAGATATTGTGAAGGCATTCGAGGCCTTTAGCGAAGCCATCAATCAGTTGGCTACTGATATTGTTGATTCGTGGGAAGCTGTCACCGTGACTGTATCAGCCATCCTCGACGATGATGCGCTCTGGCCAAACCGATATGGAATGCCGTCTAAAAAGTACGGTCAATCTCTTCAGAAACACTCCAAAAAGTCATTCAAGCAATATGACTACATCCCGATTATAGCAAAAAATCTCCCTTATCAGCGGAGAGCATTTTAGCAAAACTGCGTGAATTTGCCCCGGTTCTGTCTAATCTAAGATAGAATTCGGGGCTCTTTCATGCGCAAAAATCGTGGCCACTTTTATTTTGAAAAACGGGCTTCTGCCCACTTTCTTTCGGGAACTTGATATATTCGGGCGAGTTTAGAGACTTGTAGAGACGGTTCTGGCCAAAAAAAGTGGGTTTTTGCCCGGTTTTATTTGAAAAGTGGGCGGGCTGAAACCGTTGGTACACAAGGCTTTGCGGGCTTTCTGCCCACTTTCCCACTTTTTTCTTTAATTAGTGTGAAGAAAAAATGTAAAAAATATATATAAGTGACGAGAAAAAGTGGGTTTTTGGCCAAAGCCTGATTTTCCTCAAAAACTCTGACTTTCTTTTCGTGTACGAGTGTGATATACTAAGCTTGCGACACAATTAAATCTTCTTATCCGCTTCACTATGGGAGAATTACTTGGCAACAAGTGTTTCTCTCTTAACTCGTTATACCCATAGTGGTGGTAAGAGGATTGTGTCGCAGCAATGAGAGATGCGCTTTTGCAGGGTGCGTCTCTTCGTTGGGGCGCACCTTTTTTATTTGCACTCTTACGAGGGGAGGACGGAGCGTGGCACGGCCTTACACTGAACAGCAAGTTCTCAAGAAACTGGATATTCCTGATTTCAGACATTTGACAAAAGAAAAAGTCATTGCTTTTGCGACGATGGTTCCGAAGATGAACCCCGAAGTTGCAAAGAAAGCTCTTGAGCAATTTCCGAACTTCGCTTCGACTTCACTTGATGTTTTGAAAGAGTACCGCAGCGTCATCCAGGAAGCGATGGAAGACGATCGAGAGAGTATGCGCAGTTGTTACGATATGTATAACCGCGTGATGGATTCTCTTGAAAAAATGCTGGACAACGACGACCTGACATTTGAGCAGAAGACTTATATTCTCGACCAGATGCAGGAAGTTGCCGCAGCGGTAGCGGATAAGGACTCTGAAAAATCGAGGAACCGTTTGAAGCTCATTGGGATTATCGGCGGCGTAGCTGCTGCTATTGTCGCGGCTTTGGCTTCGAGTCTTGGAGGTAACATCGCACTGAAAGAAAGCAACGACATTGATGATGACAACATAACGGATTTATGAGAAAGGACGGACAGCATGAGTAAAGGTAACGGAAAGCGTAGCACTGGCGGACTGATCCTCGATGTGATACTTACTTTCTGCACAGGAGGTCTGTGGCTGATTTGGATACTCATTCGGTATCTGCGAAATAATAGCTGACCCTCTGGATATTTGACCGAGACGCTTGAAAAGGTGTCTCGGCTTTTTTATGCCCTTTTTGGCTTCCGCAGAAAAAACAGGGTCTTTTATGGAGAAGAGAGAGATGTGTTACACATTTCCCTCTCTCCATTTTATTTTTTGTCGAAAGGAGGTCATTTCGTGGCCAGAAGTTCCAGACTTGAGAGCGGATTTCAAGACCGTTTAATCGAGTCATTGAAAGCGTTGTTCCCTGGATGCATGGTTTTCAAGATGGACCAAATTCAGGGACTTCCCGATCTGTTGATTCTTTATGGCGAGAAGTGGGCCTCCCTCGAATGTAAGAGGTCTGCGACAGCTAAGAAGCGCCCAAATCAGGACTACTATGTCGAGAAGATGAACGATATGTCATTCTCTCGCTTTGTGTGTCCGGAAAATAAAGAGGAGGTATTGAATGAACTTCAACAGGCATTCCAACCTTGAAGGTCAGCACGCCTTCCTTGGTGCAAGTAAGTATCACTGGATCAATTACACCGACGATAAAATTGCGGACTCCTATGTGAGATTTCTGGCAACACAGAAAGGAACTGTTCTTCACGCATTCGCCGCTCAGTGTATTCTTTTGGGGCAGAAACTTCCTAAGTCTCAGAAGACTCTGAACATGTATGTGAATGACGCTATCGGTTATAAGATGACGCCGGAACAGATCCTCTACTATTCCCCGAACTGTTTCGGAACGACCGATGCGATTTGTTTCCGAAATAATTTTCTTCGCATCCATGATTTGAAGACCGGAGAAATTGATGCTCACATTGAACAGTTGGAGGTCTATGCCGCTCTGTTCTGTTTGGAGTATCATATTCGTCCAGCCGACATTGAAATGGAACTGCGTATCTACCAGCACGACCAAATTCTGTACCATAAGCCGACTGTTGAGGATATTCTGCCAATCATGGACAGGATCATCACAGCCGATAAGGTCATCAACAAAATTAGAGAAGAGGAGGGTTAAGCTATGGACCTCGTAGAGGAAGATATTCTGATGCACTATGGCGTCAAACGGCGCTCTGGGCGCTATCCGTGGGGTTCCGGTGATAACCCTTACCAACATGGCGGCGATTTTCTTGCTCGCGTTGAAGAGCTTCAGCGGCTCGGCAAAACTGAAAAACAGATTGCTGATGAACTTCATCTTTCGACGACTGACTTGCGGATGCAGGTTCGCGTCGCAAAGCATGAACGCCGTGCTCTTCAGGCAGATCGTGCCCGTTCTTTGCGGGAAGACGGTAAGACGCTGGATGAGATCGCCTCAATCCTCGGTTATGCGAATGACTCTTCTGTTCGCGCACTGCTGAATGAGAATACGGCAGCCAATAAGAATAAGGCGCAAGCCACGGCAGAGATTCTGAAGAAAGAGCTTGCGGAAAAAGGAGCCATTGATGTAGGCACCGGCGTTGAGCGGCAGCTTGGCGTTTCTACCGGTGTTCTTCAAGAGGCTCTTTTCATTTTGGAAACAGAGGGCTATAACCGCTATGGCGTCGGCGTTCCCCAGGTAAACGACCCGAAGAAACGCACGATCACCCCCGTTATTTCCGTTCCTGAGATTGACCAGAGAGAGGTTTATCAGAACCTTGATTTGGTGAAGTCTGTTGGCGACTACCATTCTACTGATGGTGGCGAGTCTTGGGATAAGCGTGAGTATCCGGCGAGCATTGATTCCAGCCGTGTGAAGATCCTTTATGGCGATGAGGGTGGCGCACTGAAAGACGGTGTCATTGAGATCCGTCGCGGCGTTGCTGACCTTGATTTGGGAGACTCTCACTATGCTCAGGTTCGTATCCTTGTGGATGGTACTCATTACCTCAAAGGAATGGCGATGTATTCTGACGATATGCCCGATGGCGCAGACATTGTCTTTAACACCAACAAGCATACCGGAACACCTAAGATGGATGTTCTGAAGAAAATTCAGGATGATCCAGACAACCCTTTCGGGGCCTTGATTAAGGCTAATGGCCAGAGTCACTATATCGACGCCGACGGCAATGAGAAGCTTTCTGCGATCAACAAGCTGAAAGAAGAGGGCGATTGGGATAAGATGAGTAAGAATCTTTCTTCCCAGTTCCTTTCCAAGCAGCCCATCCAGCTTATCAAGAAGCAGTTGGATTTAACTTACGCTGATGCCGCTGACGAGTTCTCTGAGATCTGTTCTTTGAACAATCCAACCGTAAAGCGGAAGCTCCTGTTAGACTTTGCGGATGAGTGCGACTCGGCTGCTGTCCATCTGAAAGCGGCTGCTCTCCCTCGTCAGAGCACGCAGGTCATACTACCGCTCAATGCGATGAAAGAGACCGAGATCTTTGCCCCGAACTATCGTGATGGCGAAAAGGTCGTGCTAATTCGCTATCCGCATGGTGGTACCTTTGAGATCCCTGAGCTTACGGTCAACAACAAAAACCCGACTGCCGTTTCCGTTCTCGGAAAGAACATTCGGGATGCTGTGGGTATCAATCCTAAGGTTGCAGAGCGTCTTTCTGGTGCTGACTTTGATGGCGACCAGGTCGTTGTCATTCCTACCGGTGGGAGGGTGAAGATCCAATCTACACCCGCCCTTAAGGATTTGAAAGACTTCGATCCTAAGACTGATTACTCGACTGAGGGCAAGACTGGCGTTCGGCTCCTTGCAAAGGGCGCTGCTACACAGAGACAGATGGGTGAGATTTCAAATCTCATTACTGACATGACTCTGAAAGGCGCTACTGAGCCTGAGATCGCAAGAGCGGTCAAACACAGCATGGTTGTCATTGATGCGGCCAAGCACAAGCTCGACTACCGGCAGTCTGAGAAAGACAATGGTATCGCCGAGCTCAAGAAGAAGTATCAAGGCTTTGACGACGAGACTGGTCACCATGGCGGCGCCTCTACCCTTCTATCCCGTAGAAAGCAGGATGTTGAGGTACCGGAGCGTCAGGGCAGCGGTGTCATTGATCCTCTGACAGGAAAAATCGTTTATAAGGAGTCCGGCAGAACTTATGTGGACCCCCGTACCGGAAAGACGGTAGCGGCAACCACTAAGGTTAAACGCATTCTCGCAGTTGATGATGTTCGTTCGATGTCTTCTGGAACGCTTCAGGAAGAGGCATATGCCGACTATGCCAACAAGATGAAAGACCTTGCCAACAAGGCCCGCCTTGAATACAAGGCTACCCCTACTCTGAAGCGCTCTGCCAGTGCGGCCAAGGCCTTTGAGCCCGAAGTGAACCGCCTTATGGCTGCTCTCAAGGTCGCACAGTTGAATGCTCCTCTTGAACGAGAAGCTCAACGAATTGCAAATGCTCGTGTAAAAGCAAAGGTTCAGGCAAACAACATTACTGACAAAGATGAGATTTCCAAGATCCGTCGTGCTGCTATCAGTGATGCCAGAAATTCTACTGGTGCAAGCGGAAAGCGAACTCGCATTACAATCAGCGATGGCGAATGGACTGCAATTCAGTCCGGTGCAATTTCAGACACAACCTTGAGCGAGATCTTGCGTTATGCCGAACCGAAAACTGTAAGAGAACGAGCAACACCGAGAAGAACAACGCAGTTGTCCGATGCTCGTGTTAGCAGAATCAAAGCAATGGCGAATTCTGGCCACACAAATGCTGAAATCGCTGAAGCTTTGGGAATTTCGACTTCTGCCGTTTCCAAGTATCTGAATTCATGAAAGGAAGTGAGAGAAAATGGCTCAATCATGCGCGCTAACTACGACAGACAATCCGTATGATCCCTTTACCCAGTACGATGCTTGGTATCGCTTTGATGAAGGCAAAGGCTATCACTCTTGCGCCTACCTGGCCCGTATAGCCAGGACCTCTGATCAGCTTTCAGATGCTGAAAACGAACAGGAACTTGAGCGTGCCATTGACGACATCATCAAATACGATCCACTTGGGATCTACAAAAAAGTAAAAGCAGACACAAAGGATTCGCCTCCTGTGAGTGCATAAAGGCTTTAGCAGTCTCTTTCGCTTAAATCTGGAGGCTTTATCTTTAGCTCTGCTTTTGCAACACAATAAGTTTTAACTCCTAATCACCTTTTGCTTAGCGAGACTACCTTGCTTTCCAAAAGGTATAGGGGGGGGTCGCAAAAACAGCACCCCCTCTGCATCGCGGCGGTCTTTGAAAATTCTCCGGGGGATATTTTTAAAAAATGTTTTTCGGGGTTGTGGCAGCCAGCGGGAGTTTCGGGCGACGAGACAGGGTTTGAACGGGCCCACAGGGCTGATATTTCACCTCCTGATGTGTTCTTCTTTCCATGGAATCGCCACGACCGGGTCATGCAAGTGCTTTCTCTACCTCCATCTTTTATTTGGGGATTTCTCCTTTCAACTTGTTCAGCCAGTCAGTTCTGTGGGTTCTTTCAAGCCCTGTCTCAAAGTTCAAATAAGTAATACAAAACACAGTGCATACCATGATCAAACACAGCGAGAGGAGGTGGCAAGGATGGCAAAGGCCGCAAGATCATCTGAGAAAGTACCTAAATCCCGTGCGGCTCTTACTCCTGAAGCAAGAGAGAAGCAACTGATCGCCTTAGCCATTGATGTTGCCGAAGAGCAAATGCGCAACGGCACTGCTTCCTCTCAGGTGATTTCCCATTTTCTGAAACTCGGCTCCACCAGAGCCCAGATCGAAAAAGAATTGCTTGAGAAGCAGAGGGATCTTGCCGCGGCAAAGGCCGAAGCAATCGAGTCCTCCGCCAAGATGGAGGATCTGTACCTCAAGGCGGCCAAGGCTATGAAGAGCTATCAGGGGCAGGAGGACGAAGAGGATGAATATTAAAAGCTATTCAGAGCTTGTTCTTCTTCCAACCTTTGAAGATCGCTTTGAGTATCTTCGACTTGATGGCATCGTCGGCGAAACGACTTTCGGCTTCGACCGTTATATGAACCAGGTCTTTTACAGGTCACTGGAATGGAAGAAGATCCGAGACACGGTGATTGCAAGAGATCTTGGTTGCGACCTTGGCATTGAAGGTCATGAGATATTTGGTCGAGTCATCATTCACCATCTGAACCCGATTCGGCAGAGAGATCTTATTGAACGGACAGACATTCTGCTCGACCCTGAGTATCTCATCACAACAACCCATGAGACGCATCAGGCAATTCACTACGGTGACAAAAATCTGTTGCTCACCGAACCACCGCAGCGGACAAGGAATGATACCTGTCCCTGGAAACATTAAACCAAAGGAGGAACCGACTATGCAGAATAATCCTCGCAAGCAGGACATCATTCAGGAACTTCGCGGTAAGCGTCAGGATGTGACGGAACTCTGCACTGAGGCAGAAGCGGTCAATGAGCCGCACACTGGCTCCGGTATTGTTACGGACTGTCTCTATCTGAATGTGCGTAAACTGCCCGACATCAACGCAGATGTTGCGGTCGTCATTGACGCGCTGACGCTGGTATGCGTTGACTTGGATGCGTCCACGGAAGACTTTTACAAAGTTCGCACTTCTGATGGGGTCGAGGGCTTTTGTATGAGAAAGTACATTGCCCTTTCCAAGTAAGGAGTGCATCTATGGATACGACTGAAAGCATCCTGACATCAGTGAAGAAGCTTCTCGGAATTGACGAGAGCTACACTCACTTTGACGCCGACCTCATCATGCACATCAACTCCGTCTTTTCCATTCTTGGACAGATGGGAGTTGGCCCAAAGAAAGGCTTTGCCATTTCAGGGGCTGATGAAAAGTGGTCTGACTTTCTGGAGGATGACCCCGGTCGGCTTGCCCTTGTAAAATCTTATATGCACCTTAAAGTTCGGCTGCTTTTCGACCTTCCTACCGCTTCCTCTGCTGTTGACGCGATGAACCGTCAGATCAGCGAGTTTGAGTGGCGGCTTTTCGTGGCGGCCGATAATGCTGCAAGAGAGGAGGAAAGTCAAAATGGATGAACTTTGCCACTATGGTATCAAAGGCCAGAAATGGGGTGTTCGCCGTTTCCAGAATTCAGACGGAAGTTACACTTCTGAGGGAAAACGCCGCGCTCAGCAGCAGGAGAAGAAAGATCCTGTGAAAGAGATGAAAGATGAAGACCTTAGAAAGGCAATCAATCGGTTATCTCTGGAAAACAAATATAAGGATCTGACTAAAAAGCCGGCACCGCCCTCCAAGCTTGAGTCGACCAAGAAAGCTGTGGATGCCACTTCCGAACTTGTCAATCGGGCGAAGAAGATGGATCAGGACAGCCGCAAGGCTGCGAAGAAAGAGCGGATGGACCTGAGCAAGAAGACCGACAAGGAGCTTCGCGACCAGATCAACCGCGAGCTTTTGGAACGGCAGTACAACGATCTGTTTGCCAAGGAGTCGGTGTCCAAAGGCCGCCGCTATCTTTCCGATGTGCTTGACAACGCCGGAACGGTTTTGGCTGTCGGCAGCTCGGCTCTGAGCATTGCTCTCGCAATTCAGCAGTTGCAGAAGAAGGCGGGGTAATACTGAATGGCCCTGTCGAATACTGCTGTTCCCCGGTATTACGGGAAATTTCGTGAAGCGGTGATTCGGGGTGAGATCCCTGTCTGCAAAGAGATTTCGATGGAGATGAACCGGATCGACGATCTGATCGCAAATCCAGGAATCTATTACGATGATAAAGCCGTTGAGGGCTGGATCAAGTATTGCGAGGCAGAGATGACCCTGACGGATGGTTCCGATCTTCACCTCCTTGACAGCTTCAAGCTGTGGGGCGAGCAGGTATTCGGCTGGTATTACTTTGTGGAGCGCACGGTCTATGAGCCGAACGCGGACGGACGAGGCGGGCACTATGTCAAGAAGATGATCAAGAAGCGGCTTGTGAACAAGCAATACCTGATCGTCGGACGAGGTGCCGCTAAGTCGATCTATGATTCGTGCATCCAATCATTCTTTGAGAATGTGGACACAAGTACGACCCATCAGATCACGACGGCTCCAACCATGAAGCTGGCCGAAGAGGTCATGTCACCGATCCGCACCGCCATTACAAGAGCCCGCGGCCCCGTATTCCAATTTCTGACCCAAGGCTCACTTCAGAACACGACCGGTTCGCAGGCCAACCGCGTCAAGTTGGCTTCGACCAAGAAAGGCATTGAGAACTTTCTGACCGGCTCTCTTATTGAGATCCGCCCCATGTCGATCAACAAGCTGCAAGGTCTTCGATGCAAGATCGCAACCGTAGACGAGTGGCTCTCCGGCGACATTCGCGAGGATGTTATCGGCGCTATCGAGCAGGGCGCTTCCAAGGTGGACGACTATCTGATCGTGGCCACCAGTTCGGAGGGTACTGTTCGTAACGGCGCCGGTGACACCATCAAAATGGAGCTTATGAGCATTCTCAAGGGGGATTATCCAAACCCGCATGTTTCGATCTGGTGGTACAAGCTTGACTCTGTCGACGAGGTCGGCTATCCGGAGATGTGGATGAAGGCGAACCCGAACATCGGAAAGACGGTAAGTTACGAGACTTATCAGCTTGATGTGGAACGCGCCGAGAAAGCGCCTGCCGCAAGGAATGATATTCTTGCCAAGCGTTTCGGACTGCCGATGGAGGGTTACACCTATTACTTCACCTACGAAGAGACGCTGCCGCATCGCAAACGCGATTACTGGCAGATGGCCTGCGCGCTGGGCGGAGACCTTTCTCAGGGTGACGACTTCTGTTCGTTCACCTTTTTGTTTCCGCTGCGTAACGGTTCCTTTGGCGTGAAGACCAGAAACTACATTACTTCCAGAACGCTGAATAAGCTGCCCGCTGCTATGCGTAATAAGTATGAGCAGTTTATGGATGAGGGTAGTCTTGTCGTTTTGGATGGAACGGTTCTGGACCCGATGCAGGTCTATGAGGACTTGGACGAGTACATCGTTGCCTGTGGGTATGATGTCCGCTGCTTTGGCTATGACCCATACAATGCCAAGGAGTTTGTGGAACGCTGGGCGGCCGAGAACGGCCCGTTCGGCATTGAGAAAGTCATTCAGGGCGCGAAGACGGAGTCTGTTCCATTGGGTGAGTTGAAGAAGCTGGCCGAAGACCGGATGCTCCTCTTTGACGAAGAGCTGATGACCTACGCTATGGGCAACTGCATCGCCATGGAAGATACCAACGGAAACCGGAAGCTGATGAAGAAGCGGTACGAGCAGAAAATCGACGCTGTGTCGGCTATGATGGATGCCTATATCGCTTACAAGCGGAATCCGGAGGCGTTCGAATGAGAAATATGGGATGAATTCACAAAGAACAATACCCAAGTTATCGAAGTGCTCTATCTGGTAAAAATAACCGTTTATCAAACCGCTGACTTTTAATAGTCTGCGGATTTTTTATGCCACGAAGGAGGTGATGAGTTTCGAATGGAAACGACAGTTATCACGCGGCTTAAGCACGCATGGGATGTGTTTACGAATCGAGAGCCTTATGGGACCCGATTCTCGGTGGGGCCGAGCTACGGTTATCGTCCCGACCGTCCTCTTTTCAGCCGCGGAAATGAACGCTCGATCATTACCTCGGTTTATAACCGTATTGCATTGGATGTTTCGTCTATGACCATTCAACATGTTCGTTTGGATGACAGCGACCGTTTTAAGGAAATCGTCGATAGTGGGCTGAATAACTGTCTGACGATGGAAGCCAACGTTGACCAGACGGGTCGCGCTTTCATTCAGGATGTTGTTATGTCGATGCTCGATGAAGGCTGTGTCGCGATCGTTCCGATAGAAACCAGCTTCGACCCTGAAAAATCTGGTTCGTTCACTATTGACACTATGCGAACCGGCAAGATCCTTGAATGGTTTCCGCGTCATGTGAAAGTCCGATTGTACGATGATCGGTGCGGAGAAAAAAAGGATGTTCTGTTCCCTAAAAGTACGATCGGAATTGTAGAAAATCCTTTCTACGCGGTCATGAATGAACCGAACTCTACGATGCAGCGGCTTATCCGAAAGTTGAACCTGCTGGACGCCATTGACGAGCAGAACAGTTCCGGAAAGCTGAACCTCATCATTCAGTTGCCGTATGTCATCAAGACAGAAGCACGTCGTCAACAGGCGGAATTGCGCCGACAAGATATCGAGAACCAGTTAGCCAGCTCCAAATACGGTGTTGCATACACTGACGGAACTGAGCATGTGGTCCAACTGAATCGCCCCGTCGAGAACAACCTGATGTCCCAGATCGAATACCTAACGAGTATGCTTTACAGCCAGTTAGGTTTGACCCAGGGCATTCTGGATGGCTCTGCCGACGATAAGACGATGCAGAACTACCTGACTCGAATCGTTGAGCCAATCCTCTCTGCCATTGTTGATGAGATCAAGAGGAAATTCCTCACCAAAACTGCTCGGTCGCAAAAGCAGTCCATCCTGTTCTTCCGAGATCCCTTCAAGCTGGTGCCTGTCGATAAGATCGCTGAAATGACTGACAAGTTCACCCGCAACGAGGTCATGACCTCGAATGAGATCCGGCAGAAGATCGGCATGAAGCCTTCTTCCGACCCAAAGGCGGACGAGCTGCGCAACAGCAATCTGAGCGCACCGGCGGAAAGCACGCCGGCATCAACACCGAAGGAGGACAACAATCAAAATGAAGAAGAAACTTAAGTACGACTTCAGCGGCTGGGCGACGCGCAATGACCTTGTGTGCAGTGATGGCCGCACCATTCGCCGTGATGCGTTTGCGCATTGCGACGGAAAGACCGTCCCCCTCGTATGGAATCACCAGCATGACGACCCGACCAATATTCTGGGCCATGCGCTGCTTGAAAACCGCGAGGATGGCGTTTACGCTTACTGCACATTCAACGAAACTGCTGCCGGTAAGGCTGCTAAGCTGATCGTGCAGCATGGAGATGTGGATTCCCTGTCCATCTATGCCAACGGCCTGAAGCAGCAGGGTGGAAATGTGATGCATGGTGACATCAAGGAGCTGAGTCTTGTGGTCGCCGGTGCAAATCCCGGAGCATTCATCGACTTTGTCGATCTTGCTCATGGAGAGGGCGCTGAGCAGGAAGTCATCTTCTGTGCCAACGAACCTATCACGCTCGCCCATGCAGATGAAGGCAAAGCTGATGACTCTGCCGATGACGGCAAGAAGTCCGCCGATGGCGACAAGAAAGGCACCGAAGATGGCGACACCGTTGAAGATGTCATCAACAGCCTGACCGAAAAGCAGAAGACCGTTGTGGTTGCTCTGCTCGCCAATGCTATGGCCCACAGCGATTCTGACGACGATGATGGCGAAGAGAAGAAGGACGACGGCCACATCGAACATTCTGACAAATCCGAAGGAGGAGATAAGACTATGAAACACAATGTTTTCGAGAAGCCTGAGGACAATCAGGCGACCACCCTGAGCCATTCCGCTCAGACTGAGATCATCGCCAGCGCCAAGCTCAAGAGCGTCGGCACTCTTCAGGGGGCTATGAAGCTCTACGCCGAGCAGCATAACGATACTCTGAAGCACGGTATCGACGACATCGAGGCTCTGTTCCCCGAGTATAAGGATCTGCGCACCGGCGCTCCTGAGCTCATCACCCGTGACCAGGGCTGGGTCAATGTGGTCATGAACAAGGTCCACAAGAGCCCTATCAGCCGTATCCGTACCCGCAACATGGATGCCCGCGGCGATGATATCCGCGCGCATGGTTACCAGAAGGGCAAGAAGAAGGTTCCTTCCGGCAACATGAAGCTGATGAAGCGCACCACTGATCCGCAGACCATCTACATCACTGACTCCATGCACCGCGATGACATCATCGACATCACCGATTTCGATGTGGTCGAGTACCAGTACGGTGTGATGCGTCAGACTCTGCTGGAAGAGGTCGCTACCGCTATCCTGATCGGTGACGGTCGCGATGAGGCGGATGAGCACAAGATCTCTGAGGAGCATGTCCGTTCTATCTGGAATGACGACGATCTCTAC